CTCACATATTCCTGAACCAAAAAAACTCTAGTTTTTTTGAAAAATAGACGTTTTTCGTTTCATATTTAAAAATATACGCCGTTTTTGTGGGTTTTCTGCAGATTTGGGCGTTTTTATCACATTTTTATCACACTTTTATCACGAATATCATTCCACCAAGGCCAGAAACCTATTAAGGAGAGTGCAAAGATGGGAAGAAGAGCAAAAACCGAAGGGCAAAAGCTGAGTTTTGAAGAATTAGAGCAGAAATTGGAAGAAGAAGCGAGAGAAAAAGGACTTTCTGAGAATTATTTTTTCAGAACAACCTTTGACAGGTACAAATCGCAGCTTCAAATCCTAAAAAAATTAAAACATTGTATTGATTCGGAGAATACGCTGATTGAAAAATCTTATGCTAAAGATAAGACAAATTTATATATCAATCCAGCGATTTCAGAATATAACAAAACGGCTTCAGCTGCCAATGGCACAGTGGCCACTTTGATTAAGATTTTAACTTCATTTTCTGAAGCAGATGGATCAGAGCCAGCCGATCTGATGAGTGAGTTTCTGAGAAGCTGATGAAGATTGTTAAATACAATTATATAAAACGATATTACAAAGAAATAATTTCGGGCAAGGTTGAAGTGTGCGAAAAAACCATGAAAACCATGGAAATGCTCATGCCAATCGTTGATGGAAAAGATAAGAAATACCATTTTGATCCAGAGCTGGCGAATCGCCCGATTGTTTTCTTTGAAACTTTCTGCAGACAATCCAAAGGAGCAACAGGCCAGCCTATAAAGTTGGAGCTTTTTCAGAAAGCAAGAATCCAGGCTATTTATGGAATTGTAGACAAGCATGGATATAGGCGATTCACTGAGGTATTCATTGACGAAGGCCGAAAGAACGGAAAGTCAACTGAGCTTGCAGGCTATGGAATATTTGGATTGCTGGGAGATAAAGAAGGCGGCCCTGAAATCGATTGTGTTTCAACGAAAAAGGATGCAGCCAAAATCGTTTTTAATACTGCCAAGGATATGGTGCATCAATCGCCTTATTTGAGGCAATACATAAAATCACGAAAGAGTGATCTATATTGTTCATACAACCTGGGAATATATCAGCCGCTGAGTTCTGATTCAAATACTTTGGATGGTTTGAATCCTTCAATGGTTATCCTGGATGAGTGCCACGCGATTAAAGATAGAAATCTTTATGATGTAATGAAGCAAGCCATGACAGCTGAAACAAGAAAGCAGCCTTTGTTTATCACAATTACAACAGCTGGCTTCAATCGTGAAGGTATTTATGACGAGCTTTATGATTATGCAACAGGCGTTTTGAATGGCGAAATCGAAGATGAGCACTTCCTGCCTTTTATCTATGAATTAGATTCATTGGAAGAATGGAATCAGGAAGATAAATGGATCAAAGCTAATCCTGGACTTGGCACAATCAAATCAATTGAGAAGCTGCGCGATGCGGTTAACAAAGCCAAGAGCACTCCTGGATATAAGCCAACAGTTCTCACAAAAGATTTCAACCTGAAGAACGTGGCAGCTTCTTCTTGGTTAACTTGGGAAGAGCTGAATAATGAGGCTGTTTTCGATGAGCAATTTGTTTACGATACATATGCAATAGGCGGCTGCGATTTATCAAGCACAAGAGATTTAACCTGTGCAAGCTTGCTGATCAGGAAGAAAAATGATTCAACAATTTACTTGCTGCAACATTATTTTCTTCCATCGGAGCGAGTTGATTACTTGGAAGCCACCAGCTCAAAAGAAGCTCCTTATCGCATTTGGGAAGAAAGAGGATTGATCACTTTATGCGAAGGAAGCATGGTGCAATATTCCGATGTGACAAAGTGGTTTAAGCAAATGAGTGAAGAGCTCAAAATCACAATCTGGCGCGTTGGTTATGATAGAGCATTAGCTAATTATTGGGTTAATGAAATGAAGGACACTTTCGGAGATATCATGGAAGCCGTTGCTCAAGGCCCTATTACCTGGACAGCTCCAATGAATGAGCTGGGCGCAATGCTTGCAGATAAGCGAGTGAATTACAACAACAATCCAATCTTTAAATGGTGCTTAACAAACACAGCTGTTAAGAAAAGCGGCACAAATGAAGCAATACAACCTATTAAGATACAAGCTCACAGGCGAATTGATGGCCTTGTGAGCTTTTTAAATGCTTACACAATTTATGTGAAGTATAAAGATGATTTTCTAAATATTGTTGGATAAGGAGCAAGTGATGGGAATTTTTGACAGATTCACAAAGAAAACATTGAGAAGGGAATCACAAAACGAAAAGACAATTCCATTTAATATCAATTGCTGGAATTACAGAAGATTCGATGGCGAGCTTCTGAGCATTGATGTGATTGTTGCATGTATTGATGCGCTTGCAAGAAACCTTGCGAAAATGGAGCTTACTGCCGTTCGAAGAAAGCAGGATCAGATTGCAATTACTGATTACACTTCCGATGTTGCCAGGGTCTTAAAGCATCCAAATCCTTATATGACAATGTACGACTTTTTATATAAGACTTTTGCTTTATACTTCGCCAGCAATAACGCTTATATTTGGCCAGAATATGATGAAGAAGGAAACCTGAAATATTTATGGCCTATCAATTACCGAAACACAAAGCTTTTTGTTAAAGATGGCGTTGAGCTTATCAAGTTCGAGATGAGAAGAAATCATTGGTTTGTGGTTCCTTTGAATCAGATCATTCCGCTGCGCAATCATTTTTTCGATGATGAATATTTTGGCGATACAAACAGAGCTTTCAATCCTATTGCTGAAGTAATGAATGCTCAAAATCAGGGCATCGTTGAAGGAATTAAGAATTCAGCAATTATCAGGGGCCTTCTTAAAGCCACCCAGGTTATGAAGGAAGCTGATATCAAAGAAGCAAGAGATAGATTCATCGCTGAGAATTTGAATGCAAGCAATAATGGCGGAGTAATGATGCTCGATGGTAAGTTCGATTATAAGCAGCTTGATTCAAAACCTTATGTGATTGATGCAGATACAAGAAAGCAGACAAAAGAAGCAGCCTTTGATTATTTCGGAGTGAACGAAGATTTCATTCAAAACAAATTCAATTCCGAAGGCTATGAAGGAGTATTTGAGGGCCGCTTGGAGCCTTGCGCAATCCAACTCACTCAAGCACTCACAATCGGATTATACACTGAGAGAATGAGAGGCTTTGGCAATCAGGTTGAAGCCAATCTCTCAAAATTAAAGTATCAGCCTTTGAGCCAGGTAACAAATATGATTTCTGCAACAAAAGAGCTGGGCCTTTTTACGCGTGACGAATACAGAGAGATGCTTGGCTATGAACCACTTGGCCCTGAAAGAGGTGGCGATGAGCTGATGATTGCAACAAATAACTATGAATCAAGCACAGTTTCGGAAGGAGATAATGGCGATGAATAAAGAATGTGAAATTAGAAATTTTGTGAATGAGGTAAAACTTACAAAACGATCTGCGGAAGATCAGGGAATGACTTTGGCAGGAGTTCCAATTGTTTTTAATCAGGCAACAGATATTTCTGGACTCTGGGAAGAGGTAATTGCTCCCGATGCAGTAAGCGAGGAAGCTTTGAAGGATGTTCGTTTCCTTGTAAATCATGATTTCAGCGGCATTCCTTTAGCAAGGAGCCGAAGAAATACAAAAAATTCCACAATGAGATTATCCATTGAAGATGATGGAGTCCATATGGAAGCAGATTTGGATCAGAAGAATCCAAAAGCAAATGAATTATTTAGTGCAGTAGAGCGAGGCGATGTTTCAGGCATGAGCTTCGCTTTTATTGTTGGCGAAGATTCTTGGGAAAATCTTGATTCAGATTATCCAAAAAGAACAATTCGCTCCATTGCCGAGATCATGGAATGCTCGGCTGTTACATGGCCAGCTTATGAATCAACTTCAATTTCTGCGCGTTCGCTGGAAAGCGGAAAAGCGAGCCTGGAAGAGGCAAGAGCTGCGTTGGATAACGCACGAAAGAGAAGCGAGAGGATTGCTGAGCTTAATTCACGATTAGAGGAGATTTAATCATGACAAAGGAAATGAGAGAAATCATGGATGCTCTTAAAGAAATTGAAGAGCGCACAAATGCTCTTAATCCTTTGGCCGAAACTGCTGAAGATGCTGAGATTGAAGAGAGAGCAAAAGTTCTTGATGAAATCGCAGCTGAAAAGAAGCAGCTTCTCGAAAGAAAAGAAGCACTTGAGGCTGAAGAAAGAGCAGCAGCAGCCGTTGCTGAAACTGAAGCAGCAGCTGATTCAAAAATCGAAACAAATGAAAGGAGTATTGTTATGTCAAACGAAGAAATCAGAAGCTCACAGGCTTATATTGATGCGTTTGTTAATTACATCAAGACAAACAAAGACGATGAGTGCCGCGCTCTCTTAACAGAGAACGTTTCTGGAACAGTTCCTGTTCCTACAATTGTTTATGATCTTGTAAAGAATGCTTGGGAGCGTGAAGGCATTATGGCCCGCGTTC